CCTTGATTATCATATAGATTGGTAGTGTCATTTACAGTAACGATATCTTGAGTTACGATAAAGCCTACGTTTTCTGTAGGTGCTGAGTCGTATTTCGAAAGTAGGATCTGCTGTGGATCTGCCTGAACAAAGTGACCTTGAGTAAAGAAAGTGCCCTCATGCATCGATGCACGAGTTCCTCTACCTACAGCTTTGTTTACTGATGTGTTTGTGGTTTGTACTTTAAGAGTGACTGCGCTTGATGTGCCGACGATATCTTCGCCAGCTGACATGCGAATTGGCGCTGCGCCAGATGTACCACTCGCTCTATTAGTATATCTTACATAAAGCGTTGCAGGATCAGTCGCAGTCGCTGCTACTACTTCAAGGACAACCGCTCGTACACCGCTCGTTTGACCAATAAATTCATCATTGACCATAGGGAGTGTGTTAGCTGGTAGGTTTGTAGTAGCATCGATCTTAATGAATTCGTACTTATTATTAACAGTCATACCACCTGGAACGACTGATGCACCCTCTTTAAATACATTACGCCCAAATCTTTCGATCTCCTTTTGGATGATCGTTTGCATTTGAGTCAATTCGCGTGCTTGTAACTGTCTACCGCTATTGAATAGAATGCGATGATAATGGTCGCTATCAGAGAAATCATCTCTGTATTTAGTCGCAAATAGGGTTTCTGTATATTTATTTGCCATTTCGCATCCTTAGAATTGTATGATTACTTTAACGTCTTCGGCTTGTACATTTGATCTGAGTACAGGTGCTCTATTATCTATGTATAAGATATCCCCGGTGTCAGGGTTAACATGTGGCGAGATCTTAGCCGAGTCGATGATACCAATACCAGCACCATTAGTTTCATTAATGATTTCGCCATTTTGGAAGTCTGTGAAACCAGTCGCTGTAGTCTGATGATAATAAATCGTAGAAGAATCAACATGATCGACATATGCTTCAGCAAGAGTAACATTACCCTGAATCTTTTTATCAATCGTAAATCCTTGAACAATACTTGATAGGGTCATTCGTTTTAGAGTGCTACCAGTAATTCCAGTAAAGATAGATCCATTATTCTCTTTAATATCTCTAATCAATGCAACTTGTCTAAAGTCCTGATTGACGATGAAGTTACTGTCTGTGCCTTCGATACGTGAATGGAACATGATTGCTGCAGACTTAAGATCAACACGACAGTCAGCTCCAATACCAGAGTCAGGTCCAAGTACTGGCCTTGCTTGAGCATCTTGTGCTGCACCACCACCAGTAATCTCTACTTCTGCTCTTGTATAGCCAGATCCAAGGATTTGAGTTGTGCCGCTATCTGACATCTTCACAAATGCAAGTGTACCAGTAGCAGAGTCAATATGAGCATAAGCTTGTGCACCAGAACCTGTACCAGTAATATTTACTGTAGGGTTTGATGTATAACCTGAACCAACATCTGTAATGATAATTGATGTGATAGCTCCAGGAACTGCAGTATTCTGAATCTCTTCTTGTTTCAACTGAATACCAGTTGATGAGGAGTCAGTCTGTCCTTGAAATTGAACAGGCAAAAAGTTAGATGACATAAAGGCGTTAGCACGTGATGCGCTTACGGTGAATAGGAATTTCCATACATAACCATCGGCAGTTCTAAATGAATCATTATTTGATCCAGTTGGTTCTACTGTAGAAGCAACAGCAACACCAGCATTGTTACGACCTGTTTCTAAGCAGATATAAACGTTATTGTTATTATTCATTACATAGTAAGGAAATACAGGATAACCAGACTGTTGATTATCGTACTGTGAATATACAGCACCGTTTGACCAATTATGTCTTGGCACAACGAGCGATGTAGCCTGTACTTTTTTGACAGACTGCATTTGGTTTCTAACGCCTTCTACTTCACCAGGAGTATTGACTGGAGTAGGAGTGGTGTCAGCACTATCCCAAATCTCAGATCTACCAATACTAATGTAGTATCTTGCTGTGGCGTTTACGAACTGGTCGTAAAATTGCCTAGCTAAAAGGGTTCTCAGTGCATCGGTTACAATTGCTGGCATGATTTATTCCTTAACTTTCTACGATTCTTAATATTGCTGACATGTTTTGTACGGACATTCCACCGTTGAATGAATCTACCCATAGTCTCAACTCGAGGTTATCTCCTGCCGCATATGTATGTGATATTGATCCTGTCATATCATAGTTACCTTCAACGCCAATTTCACGTTGAACAATTTGGCCAGTACCCGAACCATTCTTATATAGTTCTAACCAAATAGTTAGGTTTCCACTACCATGTGAAGGAATATCGAATGATGCAGTGATATGAGTAGCACTGCCGGCTACTGGCATTGCTGGGCCAAATGGTGGGGATGATCCATTCATTGAGAATAATGATGTACCAGTAGGATTGGTGATGGCTAGATCTCTACCATATTGAATATAGTTTGTAGATCCACCTGATCCACCACCAGCAGCTGCTGTTCTATCGATAGCAAACCAACCAGTGCCATCATGCATCTCGAACTGACCTAGATCAGTATTATAATGCATTGATCCAATTTTCCAGTCAGTGTAGAATGGATTAGTTGAATATGATGTACGTGTATTTGATGTATTATGTGGCAGTGTTACTACACCAGTGTCTCCAAGACGAACGATCTGTTGATTTGTTCTATGGAAATATCCAGTAGAAGCATCATCAACTGTTCTATGTTCGATCTTATTACCATTTACATATAGACCTTGGCCATGATCGCCTGCATAGTTTACGATATTGGCATATTGACCAAAGAACATGCGTTGATCTGAATCAAGTGCGATAGTATCTGGGCTGAGTGGATAACCACCGCCAAAACTATAAGATGAACCATCAAAACTAAGTGTACCACCACCAAGGTAGATAGTAGAACCACTCAAGTGAAGATCTTTCCATTTTTTAGTAGCAGAACCAAGACTGCGAGTGCTATCTGCATCTGGAATTAGATCATATGAAATAGAAGCCATCTCATCAGCAACAATCAAGGCAACTTCAGCTGAATCAGGAAGTGCGTTGATAGCTGCATCAATCGTTGAGTACTGTACACCATCGAGTGTATCAGCATCAACTCCAAGAGCGTCAACAAATGTCTTATTCACTTGAACTACTGTGTCACTATCATGCCGCGCGGTTGTATAATAAAGGTTTACAGCACCTTCAGGCACAGTGTCAGTAATTGTATTACCGAGAAAGGCTTGTAGATCTGCGATATCACTGTCGATCCTTACGAGGTCACGAGCAATAGAGCTATCAACTGCTGTTTGATCTGCCAAGAAAACAAGGGCACGAGCAGAATCGAGGTAATGTAGTTGTCTTTGCTGAATATAAGTTGCATTAATGTAAGATGTTACTTCTGCAGAGTCTAAGCTTAGTCTTACAGACAAGTTTGAGTCTAAGAATCCAGCAGCATACATCGTAGCGATTGCTGCAGCAGAGTCTAAGAGTGTACCGCCTGAAGCTTTGATGCCCAAGATATATGATTCATTGACAATACGAGTGATATCATCAGTAAATGCCAATGTACCTGTGCTATCTCTGAGAGTAATAATGTTTGTTTGTGTAGGATCTTCAGGCACGAGGCGAGTAGCCGTTCCAAATGAATCCTTTGTGGCTCCATCAAACAAGATGCCATCATAACCAAAACCGATACCATTGGTGTTGGTTGAGGCAGCGCTTATACTCAAGCTAATTGCTGTTAGCGTCGAATATAGTTCAAGGAAGTTGCTGTTGATCTTAGAAGCACCGGTGTATAGATCATCACCTGTGCCATCATTGGCAACGATTCCAGTATTAATAATTTGTCTAGCCATCTTTTATCCTACGATTGATTAACCTTATTTATATAAGTTAGTAAGCGATATCGTCAACTAAATAGTCAACATCGACATACCCAGGATTTACGTACTGCTGATTGTCAGGCGCATAAGTACTAAACTTACGATGGTCATATGTCTCATAACCATTGTCCATTGTAATACCAACTGCGTTCGAATCAATTGCATTATCGAACCTTACACCCCAATCAGCCCATTCTTTGAGGTTTTTATACTCGTTCATGATATCTTGGATAGTGGGGTAAACTTTACTACCAACTTTTGCTGACATGTTCGAGTCAGACCAATGTCCAATTAATCTATATGGGTTCGTACGATACTGCGGCACATTCATATGATACTTTGGTTGGAACAAAGCTCCTGGTTGTACAGGATAATCATTGACGTGTGACACTTCGCCTTGAGCTGCAGGCGGAGGAGGAACAACTGCCTCAGCACTATCAGCGATAAAGAAGATATTTTTGAACGGGTCAGGTATTGACTCGTCAGTAGTCATAGTGATCTTATCAGACCCCTCGAGTACTACTTCTCCAGCCAGATAGAATCCAGTTGGATGTACAAACCTTCTCCATAGTTCTTCCCATACAGCAAATGATAGAGGTGACTTGATAAGGATTGAAAATACTTGCCACTGTTTACCATCTTGAATACGCTGATCATATTCAGTTCCAATCTCTGAATTACCAATCGTAAAGAGTTTTTCTTTTGGATATGAGATATCAACTTCAGTATCAAAGAAAGCTCTAAAGAAACCTTGACCCGAATAGAGAGAACCTTTTACGCGAAAGAAGTTACCAAAGTTTTTAATTGCTTCTCTTGGAAACTTGAATCTACCTTGAGAAACACCAAGTGCAAGTGAATGAAAGAGTAGATCCATTCGAGAAAGGTCTGCATCTTCTGCATCCCGTACTGTTATCAACTCATTGATTACACCTTGAAAACTTTGATCTGAATCCAAATATTCATAGTATCCTTCAAGGAAACTAATCAAGTTTGGATAGTCTTCTCTAAAATATTCAGGTAATACTTCATCAATCACACTACGCCTAAAGTTGACGTCGATGCGTTCGAAGTGCTTTAGGGTTTCATATGATGCCATTAGTTATCAACTTCCAGCGTAGTTGTCTGTCTATCTATAAGTGCTGATGCAGATGAATTATTCTGATCAATAGTGAGGATATAGTTTCGAAGAGGTTTTACAAAGCTCTGATTTTCTGGTCTCACACTCACTTTAATATATGGGACACCAAACAAGAGTGCTTCTGGATTAAATCCAATGATGTCTACGATACCTGTTGCTGCACTAAATTCACCCGCATTATCAAGCAGCACGTTACCTGAAAGATCATATATCTGCAGTTTATTTGTGCTAAGTTTATTTCTGAGTTGTGCTACTACTCCACGATATTGGAAAGTGTCTGTGACAACACTATTCACGATATCATCAGGGTCAGCGATCCTCATAGGGAATGCTAGTTGATGAGTAGTGTTAGAGCCAACAGTTGGTACAAATCTAATCTGTGCTTTTACTTCCATACGAGTTGATAAGATAGCAGGACTCAGCGCATCAATCTCTGTCAATATGTTCGAACGTCTAAATACTGCATCAAACTTTTCAAGGTTATTAGTAAAGTAATTTGTTTGGAAGTTAAACACATCTGTCTCTACTGATTGTAATGTATTACCAGTTAGAGCAGGATCAAAGTTAAACACTGTATTGAGTTCCATGAAGACTTCAACTGGTTCTACAAACTTTGTTCTGATCGACATGACCGATAGGTTTTTTGTAAAGTTATTAACAATACTCGCTTCTACAGTATCTTTGATAGATTGCGGTGTATTAGTCGCATACTTCAAAGCAACGTACGCTGTACCATAATCGACTGGTACATTCTGATCTCCACTCCAAACAGTAACGTCTTGAACGTCTGTATAGTTACTTTGGATGATTGCTTTATAATCAAGAGAAGTAACAAGTCTTTGTTGAGTAGCATATGCGTAAGGAGCCAAGCTCTTGATAGAAGCGATTGATTGCTTCAAAGAACCGCCACTTGATTCAGACGAAGTAACAGCAGTAACTGGATAAGTAGAATTTAAGACTGTCACACTACCAGTAGGTGTAAATACTGTGGCATCATTTCCAGCTGGTCCAGCTGTTGATAGGTATGTGACTACGATCTTATTTCCAGGCTCAGGAGATTTTCCAAACGAGATACCATCACCAAAATTCATCTCATAATAACCATTTGGTGATTCGCGTAAAGTAAATAACTCAGAAGCAGGAGTGATCTGCACTGCATTCTTTACTGGCGAATATGTTGTAAAGTTAGATGAGCTAACAGTGTCATACACAGCAACTACAGCTGTAGACTTATCCATCTTTTCATCAGGAATAACATAAATCTGTCTCTCTTCTTTTTCGCCTACGATAAAAGTCTTTGTCTTTTCTACGCCTTCAAGTACTGGAATATCATATGATCCAGTTGGAGTTTGTAACTTATAAAGACCTGTACCATCATCTTTTGCAAAGTATGCTTCTGTAGTTCTGAATGTATATGTAGTACCATCAATTTGAGAAGTAAATGTTAACCCCCGCGGAACTTGTACCGAAGGTGGACGATTCACTACACCAGCAAGACTGAAGCTAATATTCAATAGTGCACGCGATGCAGTCATTGACCTTACATCATATCCAAGTGTATCAGCATGAGACACGACTGAACTACGTAGTTGTGCAGTTTCAAGGAAACTTTCATTTAACGCAAAGTTTGCTGTAAGACCACCAATATGAGTGTTATATGCCAAGACGTCAAGTAAGTTTGACATACCTGCACCGTCAAAGTCATAGTCTTGCCATTCAGCTTGCGCTTGAAAATATTCTTTGAGTCTACCTTTGATATTTTGAAAATCAAGGTCAGACGATTTAATAGTAGTAGCCATTTATCTTAGCCTCGCTAGGTTAACGTCAAGTGATACTACTTCTCCTACATTTAATATCTCAAATGTTATCGTAGCTCTAATTTCGTTTCGATCAGGGTATGTTGTAAAAGCAATATCTAATACTCGAGCTCTTGGCTCATAACGATGTATAGTAGTAGATATCTGTTCAACTATAACCTCAGGGTGGTAATCAGTATCGAGTTCGAAGAGAGCAGTACCCAAGTTTCCACCAAACTGTGGCTGAAATGGTTTCTCACTTGTACTCGTTAATAATATATTTTTTACAGATTGCTTTACTGCTGCAGCATTAGTCTTCTTATATAGATCACCAGATGGTTTAGGCAAAAACGCAAGGTCAATGTCAGAATAACTTCTGCCTTGTGACTGTACGATACTACGGCCTGATAGGTTGCCGTCTTCGATTGAGAATGCTTTTGCCATGTTATTTCCTTATATTATAAGTCTATTTATATAATTTCTACGAGCTCTCCGGTAGATTGGACGTTTTCATTAAACCTAGTTTCTAACTCATTTACGTATGAAACTTCCCAACTTTCTGGAGAAATGATAGGAGTAATGATGATTAGTTGACATGTTAGGCTGCCGTCTGGATTAAAGGTGTCATAGCTGAGTATCATCTTTTCGAAGTTTGCATTATCTTTTAGGTACAAAGCAAGGTCAAATGTTTTCTCATTTGATATCTTACCGTCAAGTCCACGTAACTCATAGACTACGGCTCTACCTTTTGATTTAAGATAGTTAATACTTCCAATCGTCATGACTTCATCGGCTGCTGGTTTGTACAGACCTTCTGCTACTATCATACGATGATTAGAGAACATAGCTTTATTCTTGTCTATCATCTTCATCAATGATGCATGAATAGCATAGTTCTTTGCGAGTGTAATACGTTCTTCTCTATTAGTGATATGTCTCATTGTGCCAGCTGAGCCATATCCACCGAGAAACTTTGCCATCGTAATACCTGGCGCAAGTTTTGTATAAGATGTAATATCACTCAGTTTTTCTGGGTTATATGCTGGATCTATCTGAAAAGAAGCCATTACTTTGTCACCTTCTTATCTGCACCAGCCGAAGCATTTGGCAAGATATTGATTCCACGAATGATGTTTCCTTCATTATTTGCCACTCTGCCAGTCTTAGTTGGTACTTTATTGATATATGTTGCAGACAGTTTTCCTTCTGTCAGCTGTGATCCAATGAAGTCTTTGTTTCTTAAGTTAGCTGCGTCTCTCAACTTTGCTCGAATCTCGGGCGTAGTCAACTTTCGACTACTTAAGTTACCGTATGGAGTCGACTTATCAATTGAATTCTTTAAATCATTACTAATATCGATGCGCACGTTTCGAATACCACGATCACCTTTATGTAAATACTCGGTAGCTTCATCTGCATCAACTCTCGTACGGGTAGTTGCATCAACCGCAATATCAGCAGTAGTATCTGTCGCAGCTGTATAACCATATCCTGATCCAGCGTGTGCACCTGATGAAGGATGCAGACCCGCCTGATTTGATACCATGGCTTGAGTAGCAGTACCCTGTAAATCACCATACACGACTGGTATATTTGCATGACCAGTCGTTACTTGTGTTGTGTTGTATATTGTAGGTACGGTGATTGTATCTCCAACATCAATAGAATGGCCAGTAAACATATTATAGTTATGCATGATGACATTGTCACCACCAATATCTCCGTGGTCACCAGCGACTGTGATGTCTGTACCAACGATATTAATATTATCAGAGGTCATGAATACCTCATCGGCTGCTGTGATCTTAAGTGTACCAACAAGAGATCCAGTCCCATCATCTGGGTCTTTATATCCAACGAACATCTCTCTATCACCTTCGGTATATTCACTAGTGATACCCTTCGTGATTGAAGTCTTATTGCCTAAGATCGTCTCGCTCATTGATCCAGCAACATATTCTGTCTTATTCTTAATGACGTTCATCTCAAGGTTTTTGGTGATAGTCTGACGTACACCACCTTTGATATTTTCGATCTTATCTCCGCCAGTTGTCAAGTTAAAGTTACCACCAACATCGAGGTCAAAGTCACCAGCAACTTTTATCTTGAGGTTGCCATTATATATGATCTCACCGTTACCTTCGACAATCACCTTCTCATCACCACCTGATATGCGGATCGTATTATTCACTGATGAGACGATGACTGTGCCATCTGGCCTGAGCTCAACACCTGCACCAGTCTTGTGTTTAAATAACATACGCTCATTACCAGGAGTATCATCAATCTCAGTGATATGACCTGACACAGACTCTCTTACTTGGTTGAGTGGATACTGTGAAGTTGGTCCTTCTCTAAGACCAAGGTCAAGAGCAACGTGGCCACCGCCTAAGTATAGGTTATTACGTTTGATACCTCGAGCAGCCATATTAGTCGAAGCAATGTTCATGTACTGTCTACGAGGGAACATACCTGACGGATCTTTAAACCCGTCTTGTTGTATTGTCCCGTTTCCTACATCATATTCGCTCATTTAGTCCATTCCTGAGTTTTTGGGTTGTACTTATAACCGTTATCAATAAGAGTCTGTCTATTTTCTTGGCCAGCTTTGATCGCGCCTTCAAGTAATGATTCAGAAGAAGATATATTGCCTAAGAAGTTACCTAGTAACCCTGTCCCTAACTTAGCTGCATCGCCTAACTTACTATTTAATTCGGACTGTGCTTTGTTAATATCTGCCTTTGCCTTTGTTATACCTGCAGCTGCAGTTGATGCATCAACTTCTGTTTTTGCAGCCTCTGCTTTTAACTCTGATATACTCTTAGGCTTCGAAGGATCAGGAACACCTTGAACATTTATAGGTGGATCTTCTTCAACGATCTCTGCAACAGTTTGTTTTACATCTAGCTTACTGCTACCGACGATTGACTGATAGATGCTTTCTTTGCCAAACTTCGTAGCGTATGTAACACCGCTGAATCCTGGTCTAGACTTCATTGGATCAATGTCTTGTATAGTCAATACTTCACCACCAGGTTTTACTTTGAGGAAGCTTTCGACTAGCATGTCAAGAGAACCCCACTGGTCAGGAGTTATACTGCGTACACTCAAATATTCTTCCCATGCAGGATTTGCCTTTGACTCGGTTGATCCAGCAATGAGTAAGACATTCATAGCTCCTACTCTTTCTGCAGGATCGTTCTGACTACCAGATTCAATGTCTAGTGGTCTGCCACGATAAACTTTCCCTGTTGGATAGACGATATAGTGATGTTGTAATCCAGAATGAATAGCATCGACTGATCGATCGATTGAATTAGCCAACTTAGTATGTAGTTCCTTTGGAGTCCATGTCTCATCAACTGCATTACCTAACCAGTCAATCACCATATTTTGTAATTCACGATTCGAGTTTGTGATCTCGAGCTCATATTCCTCTTGTGAAGTTAATTCTTCAAACTTATATTTTAGAGTATTAGTATTTCTACCTGCAAACCCCTTGGCTAAGAGTCTAATATTTAAAGCAGACACCGCACTAACGAAGTTGCTGATCGAACTACCCTTTGATACTGCACCTTTAATGTTTGTATTACCATTCTCTTCTACAATATTTGTCGTATAGTCTATCGCCCCAGTAGTAGGATCTGTTACCTTTGAACCTTCTTCGGCAATCGCTTGACCTACTTCTTTAAATGATCCAGTACCCTGTACAAGAGAACTAATTGATGCAAGGATATTACCAAACTTACCACCAAGAGAACCAAAGTCATCAACGTCTGAACCAATAGGATTACCGAGAGAACGCTGTTGGCTCTTTGTTGATGTGACTACTGAAGTCATCATCTCGGCCTTTGCATCTTTTTTGATGGCTGTCTTGACTGTATCTGGGAGAGGTGAGGTTGCTTCGTTCACTTGATCGATCTCTGACTGATTAGCTTTCACCACATCTTGAAGTAATTTTGTTACTGCCTGAGGTGATGCTTGAGTTAAAAAGATACCAAGTTGTCCATTACCTGCAGCCTTACCTGTCAAACTATTTTGACTCGTCGTCTTTGTGTTAGTCTTTTCGATCTTGGCTGGACCGTTATTTGTCATCTTTGCGATGACTGGACCGTCAGTCGTAGTTTCACCTTCAACAGCAGTTGCCCCAAGGTTTTGAAACCCGCCCTTTTCTTCAAGATCGGCTAATACTTCGATAGCTGTAGTGGACATTGCTGCAGCGATTTGTAACTGTTGTTCAGACACTAAACCGGTTTGACGAAGAGCCGATATCGCTACACCAGCTTGAGCCTGCATTTGTTCTTTATCTATCGTCATTAGCTTTCCATCTTACTGTATATTTCTCTGGCAGAAGAGAGTCTCTTTGCCGATGTACCAAGAGCTGGTTTTTCATAATACTTTTCGAATACACTACATGCTGTTTCAACATCTTCGGCGGCAAGTAACTTAGCCATACCAAAATTTTCTGGTACTACAAACAATTCATATACTATGAATCTAAGTTGCGTATATAGACTATCAACTGGAAGATTATTTACAGAGGCAAATTCACGCAACTGAGACAATCGCGATGGTTTTCCTGCATTAGGGTTCCATTGCGCAATACCGTACGAACCTTCAGGATTATTAAGTGCAGTAGGCGATATATCTCCATTTTGAGTTGACTCGACGATAAGATTACCTACGATACCTGCAGCCTGACATGGCTTGAGTGGACCACCTGGTATTTCATTTGATAAGAAAAAGTTATATGCTCTTTCCATATTATTAGTACCACGTAAATTATTCTTGTCTACTTCACTTGCAGGAAGTTTATTCTTACTCGTGATTGGACCATCTGTATATGCAGGGTTATCTGACATAGTAACGTCAGACTCGATAGGTTTTACGATCACTGACTCATATTTTGGTATTGAACCAAGGACAAGAGGCAGCTGAGAGTTTTTACCATCAAGGAATACACCATATACTTGTGCCATTGGTTTAAGACCAGTGTTCGCTCCTATACCACTACTACCACCTTCTGTGGTTGGTGATACTACTTGTGCCCATGGTAAAGTGCCAAGTGGGATATCTACAGTGTCAGGTGAATGAATACCATAGATGCGTACCCGTACCCGCCCGAGGTGTAATGGATCGTTGATGTCGACAACATTACCAATGAACCAACGAGTCTCATCTCCATAATATTCGATGTCAGTAGATGGTATCATCGTGTACTTACTCCTGAAGTCATATACTCGTCACTATTATAGTTAGCAACCTTCGCACATGTTAATGTGACATGATACCTTTCATCTCCGTACGAGTGTTTGGCTGCAAAGATTATATAATCACCTGACTTTTTAGGATCGATTCGATTAGCTTGTTTATTCTGACCCATATTACCGAGGAAGATTAACCTAATACTGTTACCAAGAGTATAATGTAGAGTATCATTACCATCAGGAGCCATAAACTCTGAACCATTTACCTTGATTTGAATGGCGCTCTTTGTCAAAAGGTGATTCAACGCCGAGGCCACTAGTTTCTTCTTATGTCCTCCTACATCTTCCTCTTCATCATATGAATTTGTTGTACCACCTCGAATAGTATATGCACCAGTAGATGATAACTTATATATGCTACGTGATTGATGCTTATGCAGAGGTAACTCATCAAACTCAAACTTGTCTGACACATTAAAGTTACTTTGTCTATTATTCTTTAACTTTACACTTTCGGCCACATCTTTCTGAATATCAAACTTCACATCTTGATAACTTGCTGTCATGATATTATAATAACTATGACTGCCTCCGAT